CGCAACGCAAGCGGGTCATTCAGTTACAGCGCGCCGGATGGAATGCACGACGACTGCGTGATGAGTTTGGCGATCGCGTGGAACGGGTTATCCGCTGACAGCTGGTTCTTCAGTTCATACGATTAGGAGAAAGGATGCCGAAAACTTTGCATTATTTTACAGACGGCGCGACAGTAAAGAATATTGACCTGCCGCAATACCCGGACTCCGCGTGGAATTGGATCACCGGCAACCCTGACGAAACGAAAGACGACGAGCTTTACGCGAAAGTCGCGGCGGTATACCGCGTGGCGAACATGACCGCCGATGCTTGCGCGAATGTCCCGTTCGCGATTATGCGCGGGGACAAGGAAGTTGATAACAGCGAGAGCTGGCAGAACATTATCGGGTTCATGGAGAACCCGCGCGAACTGCTTCGGCTCTGGCGTCTCTCGCTGTTTATGACGAACTCCGCGTATGGCTTGCTTGAGGATGGGGCGCGAACCCGCTCGCGCTTGCGCTATATCGTGCCGACCAGCATCACGCCGGTGGTAGATAAGTGGAACGGGCTGACCGGCTTCACCCGCCAGCTTGGCAGCGAGAAGCGCGATTACTCGCTGAAAGACGGGCGCATCTTTTGGATGTGGCGGTTAGACCATACCACCGAACTACTGCCCTCGGATAACAGCGAATTTCGCGCGTTGATGGCGGCTGCTGGCGTGCTGTACTATGCCGATTACTACGTTCAGAACTTCTTCCAGCGCGGCGGTATCAAGCCCGCTTTGCTGCAAGTCTCCGGCGTTCAGACGCGCGAGGAACGCGAGAAGATTGAGTCCGTGTGGGACAAGATAGTTCACGGCTGGTACAAATACCTGGGCAAGGTGATATCCGCCGACACGATGGCTGTCACGACAATTGGCGATGGAATTGACAACCTGACCGGGTCCCAGCTTCACGACGAGAAGCTGGCGGATATCGCGATGGCGGCCGGGATGCCGTTATCGCTTATTCTTGCGAACTCCGCAAACTATGCCACGGCGCAGACCGAATACGCCGTCTGGTTCAGGGATACTGTCACACCCTGGCTGCGCTTTATCGAGGGTGAACTGAACTCGAAGCTGTTCACGCCGATGGGCTTGCGCTGGGAGTTCAGACCGGAGGCGAGCGACCACGGCCAGGAAGAGGAAGTCCAGCGCGCGTCCGCTTACGCGTCTTATGTTTCCGCCGGGATGAAGCCGTCAATCGCCGCGCAAGTGCTGGGCATCGAACTGCCTGAAGGCGTGGAGTATGAGCAGCTTGACCCGGAGCCCGAGCCCGAGCCCGAACCCGCGCCTGAACCCGTGCAAGCGGTGGAAGTTGAGGATGAGGAAAAGAGCTTGCCGACGGTGCTAACAATTGAGCAATTGCGCGAGTTAGAGCATTGGCAGGATATCGCGTTCCGCAAGCTGAAGCAGGGCAAGTCGCTGGACTTTCCGTGGGTATGCAAGGTATTGCCGGAAGAAATTGCGATTGGCATCCGGGAGCGTTTGCCGGAGTGCCGAAGTGAAAAGGATATCGAGCGGGCGTTTGAGATGAACGCGCGGGATGGTGACGATGACGCGCTCAAGGCGTTGGCTGACGCGCTGAACAGGGCGGTGGAAAAGGTTATGCCGGTTGCGGAGGCAAGTGAAGCAATTAGTGCTTGACGCGCTGTACAGGAGCGCGGAACGCAAGCCAGAGATTATCCCGCTATTGACGGGCAAGGCGGCGGCGTTCGTGAAGCTGATACCGCTGAACCGCGCGGCTCTTGAGCGCAAGCTGGCACGGGTGATTACATCCAACCAACGCGCTGAATTGGATAAGCTCTTGCGCTTGCTGGGTGACCCGCCCGACCTGTCCCGCGTGAATGACGAATACTGGCAGAACAGCTGGCGTTCGCTTCAATCAGCTATCGAGCCGGTGTTGCTCGAGACTTTTGTTCAGCAAGCGGCGGCGATGCTTGACACAATCAGCATCGGGGTTGATTGGACGCTGATAAACACGAACGCCGTGCGCTGGGCAAGTCAATACACCTACGAATTGGTCCACGGCATCACGGACGTTTCCAGGCGTGCCTTGCAGGAAATCATCCCTCGCTTCTACACGGACGGGTGGGATTTGGGCAAATTGCGCGGGATGCTTGAAAGCACATACGGTCCGATACGCGCGGAGATGATCGCGATAACCGAAACGACCAGGGCGTCGGTGGAAGGTGAACGCGCAATTATGGACGCGCTGAACCGCGAGAGCGGCGTGCAGATGGTCCCGATTTGGCAGACTTCCAACGATGAACGCGTGTGCCCGCTATGCGGTCCACGGCACGGCAAACCGATTCAGGACAATATGTTCCCGCCGGCGCATCCGCGCTGTCGGTGCTGGGTGATTTACGATTACGCGGACAATGTAAAACCATGACAAACACGAATTATAAAATTCGCATCGAGGGCATGGAAGACTTGCTGAAAAAGCTCAAGTCTTTGGAAAGCATGAAGCGCGTCAAGGCGCAAGTCCATCAAAGCGCAATCTATTTACAAGGTTTTATCAAACAATATCCCGGAGTGAGGCGCGGCAAAAATCCGCTGCTTTACGGGAAAAGTCCGCAAGCTCAGAAAATGCGGGCAGGGTTCTTTTACCACTTGAAAGCTGGAAACATAACCGTCCCGTATATTCGCGGGGCAGCGGTGCAATCGCACAAGTTGGGGCAATCCTGGACTGTGAGAAGCACGAACTCCGGTTGGGGCGCGACAATTGGCACGAGCGTTCCATACGCCCGACTGGTGCAGGATGCTGAAAAGCAGACGCAATACCACCAGCAGACGGGTTGGGTGACGGTTCAGGATGTAATTGAACAGCACGGGGACGAAGTAATCACACGCATCACGGACGCTTTACAGCGCGAGGTGAGCGAGGATTAGTTAGTCAGACAACTGAATACAGGTTTCCTGTGGGCGGCGGGTGCTGCGGCGGGTGACCGGGTGGTCAGAGGGTTCTGAAGCCGAATATGGCTTTTTGTCGTTAAGGGAGGTGTCATGGAAAAAGACACACTGGTTTATTTTGGGGACGCGGTAAAAGCACTCGGAAGCGGCAAGGTTGGCGGGTATCTGGTTCGTTGGGGGCAACCCGGCGATGTAGACCTGACCGGCGATTACTTCACGCCGGATACCGACCTGGGCGTTGAGATTGGCGCGAACCTGCCCGTCTACTACGAACACGGCTACGACCCGGTTATCAAAAGCCGGAAAATCGGGAAGGGGACAATCCTGAAAACCGATGATGTCGGGCTGTGGTTCGAGGGGCAACTTGAACTCCGGGACGAATACGAACAAATGATTTACAAGCTGGCCGAAGCTGGGAAGCTGGGCTGGTCAAGTCAGGCGGCCGGTTCGCTTGTGAGCAAGAGTGCGGGCGCGGGTGGCACGAAAATCGAGACATGGCCGCTGGCTGAGGCAACGCTGACGAAATCGCCGGCCGAGCATCGCAATTCCGCAATCCCAATAAAGTCAATTTATCCAGACGAGGCAGATGAGCCCGTTCTGGAAACTATCCATGAGGAGGAAATCATGGCAGAAGAAACAAAAACTTCGCCCCAGATTGATATCGAGGCGATCATCAAACAGACTGCCGCCGAAGCCGTAAAGGCTTACAACGACGCGCAGCCGAAAGTAAAGGGCGGGTACGTCGAAGTCACCGAAGATGAAACCGACCGCTCACTCAAAGCCAAACCCTTTACCGCCGGAGAGTTTTTCCAGGCTGTAAAGATGGCTGGTATATATCCTGGACAGGAAGAGCCGCGGCTGTCAGCTTTCAAAGCGACGGGGCTAAATGAGGCGCAGCCCAGCCAGGGCGGGTACCTGCTGCCCCCGCAGATTGCATCCGGGATTTTCCAGAACATGTGGGGCGTTGGCTCCGTACTGTCCCACTTCAATCCGATTCGCGTTTCGGGCAACAGCCTGACTATCAACGCGATTGACGAAACTTCCCGCGCAGACGGTTCACGCATGGGCGGCGTTCAGGGCTACTGGTTAGCCGAAGCCGCGCAGAAAACCGCGAGCAAACCCAAGTTCCGCCAGATTGAACTGAAGCTCAAGAAAGTCGCCGCGCTGTGCTACGCGACCGATGAGTTGCTGGCCGACGCGACCGCGCTGGAGAGCTGGATCGCCAACGAAGTTCCGGCGGAATTGCGCTTCAAAGTTGAGGACGCGATTATCAACGGCGACGGCGTGGGCAAGCCTTTGGGCATCCTGAAATCAGGTTCGCTCGTATCCGCCACCCGTACCGACGACAACGAAATTGATGCCTACGATATCGGGCGTATGTGGGCTCGCCGGCTGCCGGGATTCAACGATTATATCTGGCTCGTCAACCCGGCTGTGTTCCCGCAATTGCTGAACATGACCATCGGTCAGATGCCCGTATTCGCGCCATCCGTTCGTGCTGATGTTCCTTACGGAACCCTGCTCGGTCGTCCCGTTATCGAAAACGAGTACTGCCAGAAGTTGGGTGATGTTGGCGACATTCTGCTCGCGTCGCCTTCAGCGTACGCGCTGATTACGAAAGGCGGGGTTGAGGCTGCAAGCTCTATCCACGTCAAGTTTGACTATGACGAGACTTGCTTCCGCTTCGTTTATCGCGTTGATGGTGCCCCGTATTTCAATGCCGCGGTCACCGCGTTCGATGGCACGAATACCGTGTCTCCGTTCGTCGCGCTCGCGGCTTCTACATAATCGGAGGTGAGTGATGGCGAGATACGCTGAAAAACTCCATATTGTACCGCTGTTGGCTCCAGCAGCGTCAACCGCTGGCGGGGGCGTAAAGTCCTACGCCGTGCGGCTTGCAAATTCGCAATGGATTTCATTCCTGGTCAATTGGGGCGCGATGACTTCGGATGACGATTCGATGGTTATTTCGGTTGAAAGCACAACCGCTGTGGGCAACTCCACGGCGGCTGGCGACACCGTCATTCCGTTCGTTTACCGGCTGTCCGGCGTGCCTGGCACTGACGACAACTGGGGCGATGCAACCGCCACGACTTCAAGCGTGTCCGTAGTGGGCACGGGCGACAACATGGCTTTGCTGATTGACGTTGACCCGGCAACCATCCCCGCGCTTGACTCTGACGCGATAGCTATTCGCGTCATCGTGGACGGCGGCGATAACGCAACCAACTACGCGACTTCGGTTACGGCGTTGATTGAGGACCGCTACCCGCAAAACGAACACATCAGCGCGACCACTTAAGTTTGACTGACGGGGGGCGGGCTTCAAAACCCGCTCCCCAACTCTGGAGGTATTTATGGCGGATTATGCGACTACAGCGGAACTAAAGGCGGATGTACCGGATTCGCCGTTATTCGACCCCGCCGATGAAAGCTACGACGTTGTGCTGGGCAAGATGATAACCGCCGCGTCCCGGCTGATTGATAAGTACGTGGGCGGGTTCGAGAATTGCTTTTATCCCAGCACCGACACGGCAACACGCTACTACGACGGCAACGGCGAGGACGCGCTGTGGATTGACCCGCTGCTTTCGTTGACTTCGCTTGCCGTGAGTGAATCCGGCGGACGGGCGGCAAGCGATTACACCACCTGGACGCTCAATACTGATTTTTATACCTACCCCTACCATACCACCCCTTACGAAAAGCTGATTGTGGATAACGATGCCGGAAGCAAGGGCACGTTCGGCACGACCCGCAAGGGCGTGAAAATCGTAGGCGTGTGGGGCTACTCCTCAACCCCGCCGGCGGATGTCAAGCAAGCGTGCAAGATACAGGCGATGCGCTGGTTCATGCGCGCGAAGCAAGGGTATCAGGATGCCGGCGTGAACGCCAGCTTGGGCGAGATGATTTACGCGCAAGAGCTCGACCCGGATGTCAAGATGCTGCTCGCGCCTTACCGCTTGCACAATGCCGTGACGGGCTGGTGATGAGATGAGCATCATTGATGACGCTATCGCGCGGCTGCAATACCACGCGCTTGCCATTACTTCGGAAACAGTCAGGGGCGCGCCTTCCTACCCGGTTGAGGACGCTTCTGTTTTACCGCTCGCGATTGCTTACATCTCCAGCGGGACGGGCTCGGTTGACGATTCCACCACCGCGCGGCTGCTGCTGACCGTGAACGTGGACATCCACGTCACCCGCGTCGTTTCGATGAAGTCCGCGTACTCCCAACAGAACAATATCATCCCGGAATACTTGCAGCGATTGGCTGGCGACCCGACCCTGAACGGCAAGGTGGACACAATCATCTTCCCGGTCAGCTTCACCGTCACGCCCGCGCAGTGGGATAGAGCCGTCACGCAGATGGTTAGCTTCAGCATCCCGCTCAAATTCCGCGAGACCCCGACAACGTAAGTAGAAAGGACACTTTGAAAAAGACTGCTGTAATTCTCGGAATGCACCATGCAACCTTCGGGGAGTTCGACCAGACCCGAACCGATTGCGATGTGTTCGTGTTCAACGAGATGGTTTCGCGCGGGACAGTTGCCCACGCGGATTACGTCTATCAGCTTCATAAGCCGGTGGTCTGGCGGTCAAGCCAAAACCGCAACGATGGCAATCATTACGATTGGCTGAAAAATAATACCGAAGCCGTCATATTCATGCAAGACGAATATCCGGACGTTCCGATGAGCCGCAAGTTCCCGTTAGAGGCAATAATTGCGGCATTTCCGGGGGCTGAACGCTATTTCACGACTACGGTAGGGTATGCGCTGGCATACGCGATTTATGCGGGTTATAAGCGCATTGAGATTTACGGCGTGGAGATGGAGACGAACACCGAGTACGCGCATCAGCGGCCGTGCGTGGCGTACTGGTGTGGGGTTGCCTACGGGCGCGGAATTGCGGTTGATTTCCACTCCGAGAACTTCTACAAGTCACCGCTGTACGGGTATGACGGCGATATCACCATCCCGCTGGAGACTTTCGAACAGCGTGCCAAGCTTCTGGCTGAAGGCGCGAAAAAGGTATTGGCGGAGTACAAGCAAGCGCGGGTGGTTATGAAAGACACCATCGAGGCGTTCCGCAAAGACTTCAAAGTCGGCTGTGATTCCTTCGAGCGGTACGTCAACGCGTGCGCGCAATTGGGGCATCAATTCAACCTGTACGACGGCGCGCTGCAGGTGGTGCAGCGTCACATCAAGGCGTGCAAGGTGATGGAAGCCGAAACCGGCTCTTACTTCCTGAGCCGGCAGGTATACGAAACCGAGCGCAATTCCTCGCAGAACAGTTGGCAGGCGCATCAGCACAATATCAAGCTGGCAAGCGACGCGCTGGCGGATAAGGAAAAGGAATTGCGAACCGCCACGTCGAGCGGGTATCGCAATCGGCGGGTTGCCGAATACCTGGCTCTCGTGGATGAGTACATCAAGGTTATCGGCAAGGCTGGGATTTACTCCGGCATTGGAATGGAGAGCCAAAACCTGATGAACATTCAGGACCAGAACGAGCGCATGGCTGGCGGTGCTGAAGCCGTCAAGGTGCTGGCGGAGGCTGGGG